TCTCTGTCGTTTGATTTGATTTATAATTGCTTGTTTCGCAATTGGCGCCATTTTCATATTCAAGGCTTTTCCAATTGAAACAGCCCTGATAAATTCATCAACCGTGTCACCCATAATGCCTTTAACCCACGGAATGTATCCAGTTTTTTTATTGACTATCGATGTGCCAATGCTTAGGTGTGTAAACTCATCTCTTGTCATTTCAAACCCCAAAAGTTCATGCCGAATTTAAGAACCATAATTATCACTACGGGAACACCAACAAACAGAGTTGTAACGCCGATCAGTTGCAGGATTTGGAACATAACGCTTTTCCTACCTCGCTTGATTCTGATTGCGAAAATTGTTTTATGGTCAGTCATATTTCCCAATCTATCTCTTGTAACTCTTTCTCAGAGTATTTTTTCCAAGTAAGAGTTATTTTTTGCTCTTCAAAATCCTCGCCGGAATCGTAGATACTGCCGAGAGCATTTGATATGCAGTCGGCAACCGCCTGAATTCCTGTTGGCACATTCGGGCAGTGTGCATTTGCGGTTTGGTCCATCGGGACAATCGTTTTTTCATAGTAATCAGAAATTCCGTTAATTTCGCAACAAAGATATTTTTTTTCAGTCATCTTTCACAGCCTCATAAGTCATTTCGAAAACGTCAGGTTTGCATGGGTAAAACTCGCCCTTAACGCCTCTAATAATCCAATCGTTTTTGTTGGCTCTCATTACACCTTCTAGCGTTACGATTTCGATCACGGGACCTCCATTCGTGGTTACAAAATATTCAATGCCGTCTCGATTTTCTGCCCAAGCGAATATCTTCAGCGCCGATTCAACGGAGCCATCAAACTGCATTGCTTCAATTACTACTGGTTTTTTCCTGTATTTTCCCACTTCATCCTCTCCCAGATCCATCGCCAAAGCCATCGCCATCACCAAAGCCACAGCCATCGCCTTCGCCTGATCCATCGCCATAGCCCGATCCCGAGCCATCGCCTGAGCCATCGCCTGCGCCATAGCCATCGCCATAGCCCCAGCCAGAGCCAATAAATTTACTATCCAACTCTTCCAAGATGGTTATTTTTCCCGTGACATATTTTTTGCTATCTGTGTCGTATTCCTCGGCAGAGATTTTGCAAAACCTATTTGCTCCATCATTTGGATAAAATGTAAACACGTCAAACAGAGTTTTGCAAAAATGAAATCCTTGACGACAAAGAACTATATCGTTGATCTCATACGTTTTTCCGACCTCAAATTGAAACCCTTGACAACGAAGATTTTCGTCGAAGCCTTTAAAACCCAGCATTTTCATTTTATTTCCTTTATCCCTTCGCGCTTTTTTGCTAGCCAATCGATTGTCATGCCGATTATTCCGACTTCCCAAATTAGACAGCACAGAGCGAAGATACCAATAAATTTTGGCTCGATTTTAGGTTTCAGGGCAATAAAAATCGATAGTGAGATTAAAACATGAAAAAACAAAATCCATTGCATAATCAACCTCGCTATTGTAGTTGTGATTATCTGTTATCATATTTTTTTTCAAAGGGCAATTTATTTTGGCGCAAAATAAAACAAAGAAAAAAATATTCGCTCATATGCGCTTGCATACTGCGGTTGACCCGGATACTCATAAGAATATTTTGGAATATTGTGAGCAAGTTGGTTGGACTGTATCTATGTTTTTACGTTACAGTATCAATCAATTTATTTCGTTGCCAAGAGATTTGCTAGAAATTAAAAAGGGTCCGAAAATAAAAAAAAACCATCTCGCCGGGAAGCTGACTTGTGAACAAAATTATAAAGCCCGGTTTTCGGTTTTTCCGGGTTTCTCTTCTTCATCTTCAATCTTATAAAGGTACATATTGACGTGTTCTTGCGGCGATGTTGATACGTTTTTTTTCAAGAAAACTTCAAAGAAAATACTGTCGTCAATTCCTGTCAATTCTGTGAAGCAATCAAAAAGAATTTTTTGAAAATTAGTGACATCAATTTTTTTGATTTCATTTTTTTTTGTGTAGACGCGATCATATCGAAACCAATATTCGACTATTACGCCAGCTTTTTGCCATTGCTTCATGTCGTTTTTTCGCACGTGTATTTGTGACCATGCCCACAATTTAAAATCTTGTTGAAACTCTTTTGCAATCTTTGTGTAGTGTCGTCCTCTTCCATGAGACGATGTTGCATAAATGCAATTTTCACTCGGTGGCATTGGAATGTGCAAAAACGAATATTGATTATTCATCGGCAACAAGTCCTAATTCTTTTTGTGACGCGTTCAAAATCCAACAGAGTTTTGCGGCATGTCCTCGATTTGGGAATGACCTATTTGTTTCCCATTGAGAAATGGTTGAAGGCATCACACCGACATCGAATGCAAGTTGTTTTTGACCATAGTTTTGATTTTGTCGATATTGCCTGAGTCGTTTTCCAAAGTCTTTAGTGCCTGTAGAAATAGGCTTCCGAAGATTGTTTTTGTTGGATCTGATTTTTGCCATGGTGCAAACATTTCTTTCAGAATGATATCAAATTTTTGGTAAAGCTCGATAAAGAGCACATTAAGATAATCGTCATTATTCAGCTGATGTTTTTTGATTGGCACATCAATTTCGCAGGTTTTTTTTGTTGCGTTATCGGAGACGCGAATTGACACTTTTCGCTCAAAGACTGGTTCTTTTGTTGGCCATGCTGGCGGGAATCCCATAAGCTATTTCTCCTATTAATGAATTGATCATGAATTGATGTTGAAATTATTTTAAAATAATTAATGTCTTTCTAATTTATTAACCAAGTCGTTTTTTGTAAGCGATAATCGATTTTCGTCATTTCCTGGCCCTTGCCTCATCTTTTTTGCTTTCGTCGATTCGCGCCGTGGTTTTGTTTGAATGGCGCGGTTGTTTTTTTGGTTTCTTCGATCTCGGTATCGAAATCGTCGTCCTCGTCGGTCACGCCTTGTCGCTCTAACCTAATTGCCCTGCTTAAAATTTGATCAATTGTTGGCATTCCGGCGGTCACGGGATAATCGCGATAAAACTCGACAAGCGCTAGACTGGCGAAATTCGAATTCACCGTTGAAAGTTCTTCAACCCAGCGACGAAGAGCCTCGGTTGAAATTTGTGTGTTGTGTTTTTTTGCGTTGTCCAAAACGAGTTCGATGAGAGTCCATTCGCTGTCCATTTTTTCTCCTTCAAAATTTTGGTGTGAGATTTATTTCTATCATTTTTTTCGTGAAGTCTTCAAGGTCTGCTTTGATCTCGTCCATCAAGCTGATTTGAGAAATTTCGTCTCTCTCGGTTCTTTCGTCTTCAAGTTCTGCCTTTATTTTTCGAAACTCATTTCGTATCCGTTTTTTAAAATTTGATTTCATTTTTTTCTCCTTGGTTTTTTTTCACTGTCTTCAAGTCTCGCCAAAATAGCAGTAATTTTTTTTGGTATTCTTCCGGAGACAAATTCAATTTCCGCAAAGCCGCTTTTTGTTCTTCGTATTCTTGCCAATCCATTTTCAAAACTCCATTTCGAAAAATTTGTTAAGCGCGAAATCAACAGTTAATTCGATGGAGCCTTTTTTCCCGAATCTGTTTTTCGCAACGATAAGCCAGTTTCGTTTTTTCTCGTCGATGTTTTCCTCGTGGAGCATCATAACGACATCGGCATCCTGTTCGATTGATCCGCTGTCTTTGATGTGATGAAGTTGCGGCATTGAATTTGCTGCATCGCGATTTATTTGCGCAAGCGTGATCACCGGAATATCCAAATCAAGCGCCAACATTTTCAAAACGCCTGAGATATACGAAACCTCAGCATATCGATTCGTGAATTTTTTTGTCGCACATTGCATCAGCTGCAAATAATCAACAACTATTGCGTCGAGTTCGTGTGATTTTTTCAATTGCCTAGCTTCGGCCTGTATCACTTCAATCGATCGTCCAAATCGACTGTTGAAAAAAGTTTTTGATTTTGCAATTTCGATTGCGCACGACATGATGTCAGAAGCTTGATCGTTTGAAAGCGCACCGTTCATGAGCAAAGAGGAATCAATTCTTGCTTCGCATGACAAAAGTTTTTCAATTATTTCGATGTTCGACATTTCACCAGAGAAAAAAGCAACGACCCTTTGTTGTTTGATGAAATTTTCCAAAAGGTTTATTGCAAATGTCGTTTTGCCAATTGACGGCCTTGCCGCAATCACATAAAGCCGGCCTGGACAAAATCCCTGCACATGAGCGTCGATTTTTTTGAATCCGGTTTTCAATCCTCGCGGATTTCCATTTTTAAAATTCTCCATTCGCGTCTCAAGAACTTGCGTGTAATCAATCAAAAGTTCACACGCTGATTGCGTCGTCGCTATTTGTTCCGATGCAAAAAACCTTGAGGAGATCCCTTCGAATTCTTTTTTCAGGTCATCTATTTTTTCAAATGGCTTTCGGTTGAAAATTTTCAATCCTATTTTGTGAATTTCTTGGCCGAAATATTTTTGAAAAGAAATTGTTTTTAATTCGTTCGCCCAATGCGAAAAGCTGGCAGCTATCGGAGCGCCTTCAGCGAGCGCTATCATATCGGGAATTTCCGCCGCCGGTATTTTGATGCCGACGGAAGCAAGATCAATTTCTCGATTCTCAAGATCGCATTCAATCATCGCAGAAAAAATTCTGCGACATTTGTCACAGGAAAACATTTCGGCTTTCAAATCTAAGACGATTGCCTGCCTAATTAATTTGCCATCGCGCAAGATCATGCCGAGTAAAGTTTTTTCTACGCTGTCTATTTGTTCGCTCACAGTTTCATTTTCTCCAGTTCCGAATTCGTGTTTTTGACATCACGATCGAGCTGTCTGATTGTCGCGCTTGTTGTTTTGTTATCGTACGCACCTTCAAAAGCTTTCGTCGAATTCGTCTCGTTTTTTATCAACCAATCAAACGTTGCCCAATTGCCGTCATTTGCGAAATCACTGGCCGATAGTTTGCGAATTGCTTTTGTCCAATATTCCAGATCCGAATTTTCTTCAAGACGTTTATCGAGTTTTGAAATTCTGTCCCTGGTGAGTCGAGAAACCTTCTTCAATGTTCCGCAGTTTTCATTCCAAATTTTCAAAACAAGTTCTCGATGTGATTTTCTTGAAGATTGAATTTTTTTGTCTTCTGTCATCTCGTCGATTGCTAAATCGACATAAGTATTTTTCTTAGATTTAATTTTTAAATTAGGAGTAGGAATAGGAGTAGGAATAGGAATAGGAATAGGAATAGGAATAGGAATATCGTTCTGTTCGTTCTGTTGTTCGTTCTGTTCGTTCAGAACATTAACAGAACATTCGTCAACACTCGTTGAACGTTCGTTCTGTTGTTTTGCTTCTTTTTTGGGCAAATTGAATAGTTTTGGCGAATTTGTCCCAAATAAGGCTTTTCTTTTAGCTGCTGAAATTTTGCCAGCAACAGAGTTTTTCTTAAGATATTCAATGCGTTCCGCTACTCCGCAAACGTGAAACATTCCATCAATTTCAATAACAAGTTCGCTTTCTAAAATAGCGCTTAAAAATTTTTGATCACCCCATTTTTCAGCAGCGCGCAATAACTCTGTTCGAGTAATATCTATCCTTTTGTTTTCATAGCAAAAATGCCAAATATTAAGCATGCGCCCTTGAATTAAAAATCTGTGTTCACCAACTAAACCAGCTAAATGATTGATTCGCGGATCGGAAAAAAAAATCGAATCGATTGAAATTCTTGCCATATTTCACCGAAAAAGGGTGCCTCCTCCCCGTTGGAACTGTAAGAACCTGACCGAACCACTGATTCGCAACAGTTTAGAGGCATTTTTTTGAATAAATAAATTCGGTCAGTTGATTAAAGGGCATCCTATTTTGGGTGAAAATAAAAGTCAACAAAAATTAAAAAACCCGGCAAATTTATCGCCGGGAAATAGATTGTTTGTGCCAAGTTTTGAAAAATTATGAAATGCGTTTCAATCTATTTTTTTCGGAGTTTTAAGCTTTTTTATCATATCAACCAATTTTTCTGTTTTGCCATCGTGAGCTTCACGCATCGCAATTGCCAATGACTGTCTATCCCACGAATCAAGATCTGTGATACAATCACGTAGCTCTATAAATAAAGCCTTCAAACCGTTTTTAATTTCAGGCCGATTGCATGTTTCACAAACGTAATCATAAATTTTTTGATCTTGGATGTTTAAAAACGTTTTCGTTTCAGGAGCGGATTTTTTCACTTCTTCAACAGCTGTTTGTTTTGGTGATATTTCTTCTGGTGTTGTTAATTTTGTTTTGGTGCTTTTTTTCTTCGTCGATTCTTCAGCAACATAAGATTTTTCTTTTCTTTCGACTTGATCAATCGCATCAAGAATCATTGAATACGTTGCTGATAGATCATCAAGATTGTCCATATCATCAACATCTTTTTTCGACAGTTCAACATCAAGTTTTACGTTTTGCGCAGAAGCCCGGTCAAGCAAATCAAAAATTTCACGTTTTGCTTTGTCTAAAATAGATTTTTTTCTTTCGAGTGTTTCATCACTCACGACATCAGCGATTCGTTTCGCCATCATCTCACGGTCTGTTTTTTCATGCTCAACATCAACATCGATTATTTCACCAGGCTCCAACCCCACCGACACACCACGAAGTGGCAAATGATGCTTATAGATGTCTCTTTCCGCTCGTGTGACGAGTGTTTGATAGATGTCCTTTTTGCTGCCTCTTCCAGGCATCGGTTTGCCATTGCTGCCCTTTGCGTCTAGTTCCGCACGTTCCAAAATTCCAAAACCCGTGACCGTGATTTCACGTCCGCCGTAAGAAATCTTTTGCTCAATAGCTAAAGCTCTATCACCGGGGGTTACGTCTAGCATTAGATTTTCATCATTCGTGAGCGGTCTTATTTTGCGATCGCCTAGAGAAAACCCAGCCGTTGAATGAGCAATGTGACGCAAGCCTTCGCCAGCTACGTAAAGCTTATTGCCTAAATAATAAAGCTGTCCCATGCCTGGCATTAGGCCTAATTGCAACGACGTTGCGATTGCCAGACACTTTGCAGCCTTTGGCATATCTCCATTATTCGCCCAGCCGAAAGAACTGTCTGGAAGTTGTAAAAAAGACCAAATCGCGGCTACATTCAACCTTTCTTTTAATTCGGGATGTGAAACGGTGATTGCTTCAATCAACGCTTGAAGTTCTTTTTGTTGATTCTGTTGTGCCACTAATTGATTGTTGTTTTGATTCTCTGACATGTTTTTTCTCCTTCGCGGGCTTTGCCCCGATTGTAATGAAGTGACTTGTTTTTGTTTCAAACGATTTTTCAAGTATCTCGTTTTTATTTGTTTTCAAAAATTCTGCAACCGCTTTTTTATCCCATACGTAGGATTGTTTCACCAATCCAAATTTTCCCAACTCCAAAAAATCTCTAGGACCAGGATCACGCATGTTGGATAACGACTCTCTTTTTTGCACAGACATTTGATAAAGATTGCCTGGGATTTTTTCAAAGTTGTTTTCAATCATGGTCTCGGCAAAATAAGCACGCATCGCGTCAATCCGATTATCAAAGGCCTTGGCTTTGTCCAAGAATTCTTTTGCTGCATCTCGAAAATACTCTGCACGAATTTCTAGTTGATCTAATATGTATTTGATTGAATCAACTTTGTTCAATAGCACACTTAAAATTTGCGGCATTTTTTCCGGCGAAATCTGCAATAAACCGTGATCGGCTTGATCTAGCGTTTGCAATATCTCCGACAGAGTTTTTTCTGCTAGGTTTTCCTCGTCTAAAATTGACGTAGGAATAAGACTTTCAATACCCATAGAATGCACATCCTTTCTCTTAAATTTTTGATATTAATTGGCACAAAGACAGGATGTCTTTTATTCTATTTTGGTGCAAATCTCAACAGATATTTTTGTTTGATTTTATGGCGGTTTTGATGTATTTGATAGCAATCAAGAGGATTGCAAAGGTAGAATTGCATATCCGCTCTCTAGCAAAGACGGTGTTAAGCATAAAAGCACCGTCTTTTTTATTAAACACTCTCTTGATTCAGATAAATATTCATGGTCCCAGTCGTATTTGACCCATGCGAATACACAATACGAAAATACTGCAACGCTCCCCGATCAGTAATCGCAAAAGCATGATTTCCTGCTGCGGCATTCATCGTATAAGTTGTCCCGTAGTCTTCAAAATTCGTACCGTCCAAACTTGCTTGCAACTTCACTGTTGCATCAACGGCATCTGCGCTTGTCCATATTACTTGATATGAAACCGTTTTGATGCCTGTGAAATTTCTTGCAGTATCAGTGTAATCCGCCGCAAGGCTTTGAGCACTAACAATCAATACTGACATGTTTTTTCCTTTCAAAAAAGGGAGACGGCCATCCAGCGCCGTCCCCCAAAAATACCCGGAGGTTAAACAATTATTTCACTTTGAGAACCCGTAAAATCATTGGTATCAGCTGCGGCATAGGTGTTGCCATCAATTGAAACCGTATGCAATGAGCGAATGACCTGCGTGGCGTGACCGCCAGAAACGGCGTCCTCATGCGGAACTGTGCAACCAAACAAATCAAGATAAAAGGTGTAATCGCCAGCGTTGGTAACAACGGCGGTTGCTGCTGTTCCATTGGTCAATCGGTGATGTGTGATTTCCAGAGAATCTTGATTGTCAGCTACCGTGAAATATATACCTTGAACTTGGTGCCAACGATCGCCATCCATCTTAACTTGAATTTCATTGCCAGAACCCGTTAAAGTGTGGGCAACGTACAAGGCATAACCAGCCGTCGCGCCGTCGCCAACTTCCAAAATACAATCTTTGAAACGTACTTTGGTTTTGTAATTTCCCATTGCAGCGTTGTCTATCTTAACAACGTTTTGGTCCAAATCTGCGCCGAGGAAATAAATGTTTTCAAACATAAACTCCGCAGTACCGCCAATATTAACGCTGTTGATCAAAACGACTTCGCTACCCAAAGTGTCTGAACTTGTGATAATAACCCCTTTGTCGCCTGCCGGACGCAAACCAATCAAGCTCAAAGGCTTATTCACAGTCAATTTGGTTGAGAGCGTATAGGTTCCTGGCTCAATCAAAATGACATCATTGTTTTGAGCCGCATCCACCGCCGATTGAATATCGGTGAAATTGAAAACACTCTCATCCGCGCCAACCGTCAATACTTTTGAACCCTTCAAACCTGCGAAAATCCGATAACCGTTTTTTTCTGCCATGACCATTTTCTCCTATGGGATAAACCCCAAAGATAAACCTAAGACCGTCCTAGATGTTCTCCTTGCGGTCGTCAGAAACATGTGATACTTTTTTGAGCATGATTAGACGTTTCGAAATTACTTCCTTACTGTTGCTGCTGATTTTTTCGGCAGCTGCTTTTTTCCAATGGTTTTTCATCGTCCCCGCCATCTTCACCCTTGCTATTTTTTCCGGCTTGATCTATATTCAAGCTTACCAACCACAAAACAAAGAAATCCAAACAATTAAAGACGAACTAAACGCTCTCAAAACTCGTGTCGCTGGCCTATCTATTGCTGCCCAGCAACGTCGGTAACTAATTTTCGATACTCTGGGTTGTTTTCTAAAAGCCAACCATGAGTAATTGCTAAATTGGCACGTCCAGAAGCTTTTGCCTTTTCAAGTATATCAGCAAACTTGCCGAGTTTTCCGGTATTCTTTTCGAGGAAATCAGCAATTCGCTTCGTTGCAGCTGCCGAGATTGCCGAGCCGCGTTCTCTCGCAATCTTGTGACCAAGACCCAACAAGGCGCCTTTTGCAATTCCTTCCGGACCTTCGTAAACGCCACCGCCAACCGCGCCGCCAATTCCCACTGCATAATCTGATGGCGAAATAATTCTGTTTTTCAGTTGATTCATTTCAAGATTGCCCGATGCCTGTTCTGCCAATTTATATGCGCGGTATTTTTCTTTTGCGTCGCGATATTTTGAAACCAGCTCTCTTTCTTTTGCCAAAGATTTTCCAAGCTGTTCAACGCCGCTGTCCGTAGCCTCTTCCATTGCCTTAGAAATAATATTGTACATTTTGTTTGTCGCGTCCTGGCCGAGGTTTGCTTTTGTAGGATCGGTCATTTTCCATTGGAAATCATCTTTTAAGCGTTGCGCCATTTTCAACGAAATATTGTCGCCAAGATCTGCGATATATTTTTCCTCTGCCTTCAGTCTTTTTTTCAAAGGCATGTTTTTTGGACTAGATAAAATGCTTGCCCGATATGCTCGCATTTGTTTTATGATGTCCTCGGTTGATACGTTTTGAGGCACTAACTCATCAATCGTGTCTCTGATTTCACCGATTTGTTGTCCGAAATATTCTTTTTTCTTTGTTGCTGCCTGTCTTATTTTGTCCGGGGTTGACCGTGCAAAACCAACTATTGCCGGCCCGGCCTCATCTGCATTCAAAACCGTTTTGCCAAAGTTCTCGATATTCTCGCCAACAAACTCCGGGTTTTTTCTCGTGATCTCTTCAACCTGTTTTTTGTAATTGCCCGTAACAGCCTTCAATGCTCGCTCTTCAGAAAATCGCCTTAGACCAGGAATTACTTTTCTTGCCTTGCCGAGAAATCCTCCCAAAGCCTCTACACCTGCACCAACTCCACCGGCAGTCATTGCTGCACCCGTAGTATCGCCACCACGGACGTTTACATCTGCACCTTCAATAGCGGCACCAGCTCCAATGCGCGTTGCGGCACCAGCCAAGCCCTTCATCCCCGCTCCAGGGATTGGAATAGCTGCACCGCCCAAAACCGTACCGACTAATGAGCGTACCGGGTTTTCTTTCTCGTAAGCCTCAATGTCGCCTTGATGTTCCGCTAACAAGCGGGCATATTTTTGCCTTACACTTTCGTTTTCTTGTCCCTTCATGGGTAGGACAGTTTCAAATAACGCTCTCGCGCCAATGCCAGCCTTTGCCACTAGAGGCCCGGCTATAGGTATTTGCTCGCCAACATAAGAACCAAAGCCAATATTTTCTGACTTGCCTTCGTATTTTGGTTTGGCTTCAATTGTCTCAAAAGGCTTCGATGGATCAAACTTTGGTTTTGTTGGCTTTTGATCAATAACCTCAAAAGGCTTCGATGGATCAAATTTAGGCTTGTTACTCATACTCACCCGTTTGCTCGTTTAGAGTGTAGATAATTCCGTCCTGAACCACCTGCTTTGGCTTCTGGGTTGCTGGTTGCTGACCCGGTGCCGCGATTGCCTCGCCGTCTTTGCCTTGCTCGTCATCAAAGATATTTTCAAAATCCGCTTTTGTATATACCTTGCCCTTAAACCCCTTCAGCGTGCCATTTTCAGCAAAGTAATCAACAGCGTCCTTTTTAGCCTTGGCAGCTAATTCAATTTGTTTGACCAAACGATCAACTCTTTTTTGGTTTTCTTTCTCGTCAAGTCTAGGATTGTATGCTCTTGCTAATAACAATTCGCCTTCTTTTGCTGTAAATTGCGCACCAAGTACAAGCCTTAAATTGCGTTGCACAACCTCTTGAACATCTTCTTGCGCTTGTGTGCTTTTCGGCATAAAAGTTGATCTGAATGGTAAATTCCCAACAATTGGTCCCGTCAGAAAAGATGAACTACCAAGTTGTTTTGAAACATTTTTCAATTGTGCAATATTTTTCGCAACGTCTGCCGAGCCTCCGCTCGCAACATATTCGGCGTAATCTTTCGCAAATTCTTCATCAAGTTTCTTTTGACCTGGGGTTAAGTCTTTTGTTGTGATTCTTGGTTTTCCTTCCATTCCTTCAATAGGCTTATATTCGCCAGTTCGTTTATTGAACACCATGCCATCAGACAATTGATAGTCTGCCGTTGATTGTTCTTTTTTGCCTTCTTTTGCCAATCGTGACTGTAACAAAAGTTTCTGAATATCAAATTCTCTCGCCGCCTGTTTTTCAGCGGCATCTTGAGCCAGCTTGTCGCGAGCTAATGTTTCTTTTTGCTGGAATTGTTCTTGCTCACCCAACAGTTCACCTTGTGCCATTGATCTCTTATATTGATCCATAATTTGGCGTTGCCGATCAGCCCTATTCATGGCCGATATCTGCGCAAACCTCTCGCCAGACTCAGCAAACTGCCCGGACATGTCTTGAGGTTTGGTTCCCTGCAACATTTCAACCGCTGTCCGTGAAGGCCTTGAAAACCCCGCTGCAATATTCCCAGCGGCACGTCCAACAGCCTCCTGCTTGCGTTCGTCGGATGCAGCAATCTCGTCAGCTTCTTGCTGTTTGATCAGGTTTTCTAGGGCAGTCATTCGCACCTGGTAGGAGTCTAGTTTCGCCATAATATGATTCTCCAATTATAATTTTTCAAATCCATTCTTTTTGCGCGTCAAAATCATCTTCTTTCTTTTTTTGCTGATAAAATGCCGGATAAAGCGAAGCTACCTGCATTGGGACATTGGCAAAACCACCATAAATATTTCGCATCGATTCTGCGTTTGCTGCACCTTGTGCCGCAATGTCTGTTGTTGCTCCCAACTTCGATGCAGCAAGAGCATTCGCCTTCTGGGATCGAGCGCCATACAACGCATTTATTTTTTCATTTTGGCTTTGCTGACGCATGATATCGCCTTCAATCTTTCGTTGTTGATTGACCCTTTGCGCTTCATTCTTTGCAGCAGTATTTGCGGCTTGAATTCGCCTTTTCTCTTCAGTATTTGATTGAGCTGATTGATTCATTTTATCGATATTGGCGTTTCTCACTGCCTGATTTCTTGCCGAGTTTTCCATGGCAAATCTATTAATGATGTCCGCGTTCGTTTCGGAAAGTCCGATATCTTGGCCACGAAGTTGGGAAGCGCCTTGCATCGATTGCAATTCTGCCAAAGCCCTTGCTTTTGCTTGCGCCGTTGCTCTTTCGGCTTCAACACTACTCAAGTCTTGTGCCGCACCTTGCGAAGCCATTTGACGCATCGCGGCTTCAATCCCGCTTCCCCCCATGCCTCGCGCTTGAAGGCTCTCCATGATCGCACCTTCGCGCCCACGAGCCATTTCGCCCGCTCTCCGTGAAGCCTGCAAATATTGCTGCTGGTCTTCTGCGGTCAAGCCTTCTTTTGCCCTTGTTTGTATGTTTTTCAATGCCGCAAGTTGAATCGCCCTTGCTTCAGGAGAATCTGAAACCATTTGAGCCTTAACATCTTGCGGAATGTCGTACATCAATGGATCTGACCCGGCTATATATTGCAGCTCTTCCGGCGTATATGACATTTCAATCGGCGAGATTATTCCAAGCTGTTCCAGTTGACTTGGATCTATGCCGGCGTTCAAAAGGTCATAGGCTTCGCCACGAAGTCCGGCAAGCTGGTTCATCGCCTTGTCAGATGCCTTGCTTGCCTCTTTTTGACCTAAATAATTTACGCCAGCACCTAACAATCCCGCGCTGGCCAATGCTGCTAATGTTATTGGGTCCACTTTTTTATCTCCTATCGAAAATAGCTTGCAAAGGTTTTGTCATCTACAATTTTTGATGTTTTCGGGATAAGACCAGGAGCAAGAATACTTGTTTCCGAACCAGCTGGTTGGATTGCCAATTGCCCAGGAATAGCCATCGCTCCAGGCATTTGCGATTGAAGCCTTATTCTCTCTTCTTCTGCCTGCCTTCGCGCTAATTCTTCAGCCTCTCTTTTTGCCGCTATCTGTTTTTCATAATTACTCAGATCGGCAGAAAACCTATCTTTATTAAATGACCACGAAGGCGCTTCGTAATCCTCGCCAATATAACGAGTTACGGGTTGACCAGAAATGCTTTCCTGAATCCCTGCAAGAGCATTATATTTGGCAATATCTGGAAGAGCCATTTTCGCCGCCATGCCCGTCGTTGGTGTTGCTCCAACGAACGACCAGTAGTTTGATGGATTGTATCCCATGCTATTCAATACGCCACCGCCAACATCTATTGGTGCTTTTCCTGGCCCTTGCGAAATGAGGTTTTCTCTGCCTGTGACAAGCTCTTTGAGTTTGCCTTCAACCGCTCCCCTTCCCTTCGCCAAATAATCTGAAAGCGCCGATCTGAATTTGTTCCTTTCAAGATCAGTCGCCACGTCATAATCGGATTGTTGTTGTCGTCCGGCTTCCAGTGCTTTCGATAACGGATCAACTGCCTCGGCTTTAAATTGATCGGCAAGGGTTTTTGCATATCCTGAAACAAACTCAGGATCTTGTTGTAGAAGCGATTGATCAAGAAGTGACATTGTTGGCGTATAGGTCGAAACAGCATTTGGTTTACCTCGCAATCCAAGGTCAACTAAGCTTTTAAAACTGTTTGGCTGTACCTTCGCAAACTCTTCCTTAATCGGTGTAAATTCACTTTCAATCTCCGAAAAATCAACTGGCGTGTAATCTTGCGTCACGCCTTGCAGAATCTTTTCCGGGGTTGCGCTTTCGAAATCTTGTTGGTTATAAGCATAGGGAGAATATTTAGGAGTTTCAGAAACCTTTTTTTGCAATTCGCCAGATTTTGTTTTTGCTTCGCTCAACAGCTGTTGCCCGGAAGCTCGAATTTGTTCTTGCATACTGCGATTGTCTTTGTTGGCGTTCAAGTAATCCTGAATATTAGTCCACTGACCGGGTTTTCCAGCTGCGGTTTTTTGCGAGGGAAGTCCCCCTCCTAGACTTCCCCCGCTACCCGCGACCCCTGTCTCTTGAGACTGAAACATTTGGCCTTGCTTGTTCTTTTCTTCTTCGTCTTCCATCAAATATGCCATGGCTTACGCTCCTAACAATATGAATTTACATGTTCCGGTGCCGGCGCCACCAGTAAAATAAACAATAATCCCAACCGTGTTTTGATTTATTTTTCTTACCCTAAAACCATCGACTCCCAAATCATCTGGCGTTTTGATCAAAAGCGTGCCGTAAAAATTCCTTATTTTTTCGTGCAAAATTTCTAATTCAGTTCCATGCGTAAACTCAAATTCTTTGATCTCACAATAGAAGTTATCTACAAACGAAAGATTTCCACGTAGAGCACGAATAACAACATCCATAAACCCGTTGAGAACAGATATCACCGGCGTAAACCAGCTTGGCGCTTGCGGTAAGTCGCTTTTTAAAATTTTCTTGGTGCCCGGAACTATCGCCATTACTTCTGATACCTCGTGTCTGTGATATCGAAATCCACAGATAATCCACAGATCGAACAACGTTCTCTAGGGATGTTGTGTTCCACTAAAACGTAAAGATATGCTCCCCGACTACTCTCAACTGGTACGAACGTCAAAACATGGTCTGTGATCGAAGCCGATCCCCAAAGTAATCCCCACGGGAACAATCCCCAACCATCCTCTGATGTGTCGAAAACATCAAATTCAGTTCCATTCTTGTTTTGATCAGTATAAACCGTTACCGTCATGTTGGTGATATCGGTTTCGTCGTTATCAAAGAAAAATGAGAGTTTTTTAAATTCTTTCTCGTATTCTGGCGCACCACAATGAATCTGCTGATATTTGAGTTTTGAAACAATACCAGGAATGATGGTGATTGGATTTGTCACCGTCCCGTTAGCCGTGTAGGCGTTAACAAACACCGAACCATCCAGATCAAAATTAGTCGCATCCACAACCGTTATCGTCCACGTGCCGTTTGCCTCAATGGTTCCCGTGACTCCAGCTATAATGACGCTGTTGCCTGTTGCCAAACTGTGCGCCGCTGCCGTTGTCACCCGAATCAAACCAACTCCGTTATCGGCACAGTTCGCAACGTTCACGGCGACGTTGATATGCAGATTGTTAACACTGTTAAGCGTGACCTGTGCCGTTGAATCGACAACGTCAACCGTCCTAGTCACGTTGCCTTGCACAACCAACGAGTTTTTCGGTATCGTCACGTTAGTGCCAAACGTGATCTGATTTGTTGCCGTGTCGATGACAGTTAGCGTGTTTGCGATATCCGGCGTTGAAAAATCATTGACTGAATATGCTTTTCTCTCTCGCAAAATTCCGCTGCCGGAAGTCGGAGCGGTATACATGTAACCACTTACTACAATGCCTAATTTAACATGAGTATCGTTTGTATAAACCCCGTGTTTTCGTTGCATCCAAGAATTAGTGAACGTTTGAAATACGTTCAAAATATCATTTGATGTTGATGTTGTTCCATTATGTGTCGCGCAAAAATAAGACTTCTCGTCTTCATAAAACCAGCCATATCCATCCGTAAAGAAGTTGGTGGAGATTTGCGGCTCAATATCTTTGATCTCATTTGCGTTGCCAATAACTTCAATGCCAACATCGGAAATCCGCACATAGCCTAGCTTTGAAAACATCAAAATGGTGTTTTGACCCTTGGCAATCGAATTGATTTGCGCACATTCTACAGTTCCGTCAAACTCATCAATGTTAAATGCACTGTCGGTTTCGCCAGTCAGTCGATAAACCCCGTCTTTTTGCTTTATGATAAAAAGCGAATCTCTCAAACCAACAACCGCCAGTATGGGATCGTCCGCTCTGCCCACGCGCTGAATATTGATCAGCGGCACGTGTTCACTCTCTCCAACCTTAGACCACATCAGTCCGTTTTGATAATTGTCGTTGGTACTGACATAAGTCGTGCCTGCCGTAGGTATTGCCGGTGAAAAATTTCCTCCAGTCGCCGACGAATTCGCCGTAATATAAAACGCCGCTTGGCCCACAATCCTGGTTTCAAATCGAAGCTTACCAACAACGTCATTTAATCCACTTTCATAAAATGCATACCAATAGGCGTTGTTTGTTGCTTGATTTAGGCAACGGACGATTGACCTAGCTGTTTCGTCAATCGCAACTGACACAGTTCCCGAACTGCTTATGATAAATCTTGGTGTCGTCCCGATATCTTCGTAAAAGTCAACGGTGCCAAGAGTTGCAGCATAGCCAGCAACCCATGCTTGAGCAATCGTAAATGTAGTTGCGCCCGTGACCGTGACCTCGTAAACCTTGTTATTGATCACTGGTCCCACTGTGCCATCAACACCATAAAAATAAACATAATCACCCGATGTATAGGTATGGTTTGCCGTTGTCGTCACTTGAATAAATCCGCCCGAATCGGCGACGCTTGCCACAGTCTTATCTGCAATATCTGCAACACAGCCTAACGTTATCGTGTTTGTTCCGTTTGAAAAGACAAGTGTTGAGGTCCCCGCCGTCAGACCAGTAACCGAAATTATTGACGTATAAAGTCTTTGCACGCTTTCGATATTTCCGAAAAACGTGTAATTTTTATACGTCGTAATGCTATTGGCTTTTGGAGGCCTGTAATTAGCATTTTGAATGCCCTGCTGTGTTGTGTTCGTGTAAAGTTCGGTTCCTCGAAATCCATCGGCCAGAACATCGGTGACGGTGACCGCGCCCGCCGTTATCTCACCTGCTGTTGGTTGCGCTTGATAAACCAATTGAAAATCTTCAGGAGGAGTGACGGCACTATCAACAATCGATGTTCTATGGATTTCAAGATAATGGCTAGACGTGATCTCATCAGGAATATAGATGCGCAAAATGCTGTTGCGATCTCCACCAGATGTATTTATGAGAGTTCTGCGCTCGCTTGGTACAGATGTTATCTTATTATCATTTGCATCAGTGTAAGTCCAAATAATACGATATGCGACAGCCTTATTGTTAGCTAACCAACCAGTCGCTCCCGTCAAATTAACGTCAAAACCCAAAGCATTCGGTAAACCAGCCTTTCGAAAATTAGCAGTTAACGAATCGATAACTTGAACACCCAAAGAGCTGGTTATGTAGAGATTTGATGAGTCTTCAATCGATTTCATTAAATAGTTGGTTTCTGAAGCTGTGAACGTTGTTCCGCCATCTACGTCTTGATATTGCGCGAATGCTCCAGCTCCATCAGAATCATAATAAAGAGTGTTGTTTGCCATGTGACAAATCAAACGATTTTTGTATTGCAAGAATTGACTAATGTTTTGAACCGGAAGATCGCTACCATACGCCGCTCGACCGCGACATTTGCGATAGATATTTGGCCTCACTGTTTCGAAGTTTTCACCAATGATCACTGTGCCGGTTGGCGCTGTGACCGCATTGGCGTTTGTGTTTCGCCCGATATTTTCTTGTAAATCGCGATATTCCATGAGCCTACCAAGATGATCTAATTAAATTCAAAATATGACTTCTTGACACGATTTTCTTTGGTGAAGCTTTGACCCGATCCGCGCTTCTCCTGCGAATATTGCCCATCATGTTCGCTAGAGACAATTGAGCCGTCTGAAGCCCTTTTGCATCATTCATGGAGATCAAACACCTGATTACAGCCATTTGAGCTAATGCTGGATGATAGTCTTCGGGAATATTTGGAATCGGTGTTTTATTCACTGGAGCAATATAATCACCCGCCACAGGAGCACGCTCGAAACCCGTCGATGTTACTGTGATCACTAAACCGCCAACCGCAGCCGTCAACCCTCTGGCTAAAACCGAAAATGGATTAGTCCCAGATATGATATCAACACCAGCCGAAGTTACGGGTACACTATCAACCGTCAACTGATAAGTGGCGCCAACTACCGCAACGTTGCTAATCAAACCGCACGAGTTTGTTTTGACAATATCATTTTGCAATCTCACGTATGATATGCGAAGGCTTCCCGTTGCTGATGATGTCATGTCTGGCACCAAAACAATTTTATTGCCTTCTAAATAGTATGCATTTGGACTAGAGCTGTCAGTCATTACGTCATACATATCGCGCTGTGAGCGATTTATTCTTGTCAAACGCGAATAATTTGACGATGAATCAAGATAACCAACTTCCTCTAGCTTCCAACCAATTGCCGTTGTTGGCAAATCATACTCTGTTTGAGATGCCACTAAAGCAGTGTCAACTTTCATGATAAAATAATCTTCATTCAACGATATGAGTTCGCCAACCATCGTGATTTGTAACTCTTCATTCAGGAAAGCCAAAAAATCAGTATCGTTGAATTTAGATTGGCTCGTCGGTATTGATGCATTTCGCTTGATCGCCGAAATCAGCATATCACCAGTATATGCGGCCATAATTATTTCCGCCTTTTCCCTTTTTTCAAGTTTGCTAACAGCTCATCAAAGTTTTTTCGTTTGTCGCTTGGCTCTTCCGCATCCATGGAAGAAGTTTCCTCGTAATCGTCTTCCATGTCTTCCTCGTCATCACGATTGCCAAGATGAGAAATCGAAATCATCATGCCAGCTGGTTTTATCTTTTTTTCAGGCATCATTTTTTCTTGCATGATCTCTTCGATAATCTCTTCTTTTTTTCCAGCTTTTTTTGGCAAAGTATCACCCTTGCGAGTAAGACCGGCAAGGATAATATCTTTTAAAGATCCCTCGTAAATGCCTTTTAACGCTGCTAATCGAGCCTGTCGTTTTTTGTTTTCCATGGTTGCTAATCCTTTTTTTATGCAAGTTCCCATTCACGACAATCTGTCAATCGCAAACAAACATACGTTACGCCAGAAAACAAAAGATTACCGGTCAATGTTGCCAATGTGGTGCCATCCATTTTTTTGATATAGACCGTCTTTTGACCAAGATCTTGCACGTTTTTGAAAACCATCAAAGGTTTAAAACTGGTGTCTTTGTAACCAGCATGGCGTGTGATGTCAAAGTCTCGAACAGTGTATGTTACGTCGGTTATCTCTCTTTGAGAAATGTCGGGGATTGTCCAGGTTACGGCGTCACCCTCAACATAGGTGTCTTCTGCGGGCAATTCTACCCTCAATTGTGTCAAATTGTCTCTGTGTAAATAATTTTCAGCATAAACGCTACCCATGATTTATTCCTCCTCTATGATTTTCATGGTTGAATACAAATTCACAAATTCCATCAATTCCAAAGCAATCTTAATTGCCGATTCAATCAGCTTTTCAATATTATCGTTTTTCAAATCAAAATTGTCATTGACATATGTTTCGATTTCTAGCTTATCCTCTTCGGTCATGTTTTTCAGTTCGTTTATGGCTTCTTTGCAGTCTTCAAACGCCATCCCGAACGTCGATAGTGCACCAAAGAAATAAGAAAGATCTCCAAGGCCCACCGAATTATCTTCTAGAGCTTGATCCAAAGCCGAGGCTAGTTCGCAAATAAAGAAAATCAACTCTTTTGTTTCTTTCATTCGTTCACTACTCATCTTGTAATCTCCTTTTTGGTGGAAGTTCAGATATTTTGATATCGATTTCCGGCCACTCACAAAGTTGTTGGCCGATACGATGAATGGCAACATCATTTTGCATCAATTCCCCAGTTCGTTTTGTCGTCACATATTCCAACCAAGCAATATCTCTTTTCAGCTCCTTCAGTTTTGACGCTTTAGTGCCATCCTCAATGGTTTGCTTCAATAAAGCGGTCTGCATCTTCTGAACATCATTTTGCATTTTGTCTAATTGTCTTAAAAGGCGCGTAGCAAAAAAGCCGAGAATACCGACCAAAAAGCCAAACACCAAAAGACCAATTTGAAAAAAGCCATCATTAGGCATTTGGCTTGTCCTTTTTTTGCAAAAGCTTTTTCGCAGCCAGTTCAACAACCTCAATGACACTGCCCGCTTTGACCTTATCCGTTTTTCCCAGCCAATATTCCAAACCCATGTAAAGCACAGTTCCGACGACTTGGATGATTAAACTTTCCATATTAAATCCCTTCATTGAATGGATAACGAGGATGGCAAAGAGCTACTAAGTCTTTGCGATATTTGATCGGTCTCATCTTGATATAGGCATCCGCCGCAATTGCCTCGGGAAGATTCGTAACCTTGCTTGACCCGCCACCAGCTTCGAGCATAATGAACTCTCCAAGGCATACGCCAACATGTTTTATTGATTTGATATCTTCACCATAAAAAGAAAGCGTACCCAAACTAGGTCTTTGCGTAATATTGTTTTTAAATCGCTCAAAAAGTCCTTGCGCGGTATAATCCACGCCTTGCGACAAAGCGCCAACACTTTGCAATAATTCAATCGCAAAACCGCTACAATCAAAACCCTGGAGCGGATTATCCCCCCCCCAAAAATATGGCCTCCCAACAAATGCCATTGCGTATTGAAAAAACGAATCTTTGGTCATAATGTTAACTCTGGTTTCTTGGTTATGCATGAAATCAATCCTTAGTCAGCATTTGATTTGAACCAAGCGCATCGCATTTATAATGAACCCCAATGGAAAAAACAAAAGCATTGCCCGTAAACGTATTCCCTGTTGCTGTTCGAACAAGACGAAAAGCTATGATGTTCCCTATTTTAATCGCGCCGCTAATTGTTGGTGTGAAGGTAGCTAACTGGTGTTGAAGAGCCACACCGCCGCCCGCTTGTGTAGCCGACAGCTGTGCCTGTACAGGAAAGGCCGTTCCAACACTCGCTATTGAATAATCAAACAAAAAGATGCAATTTCCCGTATTTGTTGTTGACGGCGCCCAGTGAACATGCACATATAATTCTGATCCCTCAATATAATCATGTTGAATTTCAAATGATCCATGTAAGACATCGCCGGTTTGAAATTCATATGTTCTGAGATCGCCAGAGAAAACACCGAACGTCGGCAACGTTCCGCCAGTCAATGCGGTAACGGGCAAAATTAAATCTTTCCATTGTCCTGTTTTGTGGCTCACACGATCACCCATCCTGTCCCGTTTGATACGATTGTAATTGACGAATATTTCGTTTCAAGCGCTGTTGTCGTTGATCCGTCAATTGTTTCAGATCCATTGCCATCAATTGTCACGGTTCCCGTATTAATATTTTTTATCGTAAACATGATGCCAGTCAAATTAGCTGCTGCTGGAAGGTTGACCGTCATGGCGCTAGCACTATTACAAATCAACGTTGTAAACTCAATATCAAGCGATTCTGTTGCACCAGTGACAAATTTCGCTTTTTCAATGTTTTTAGGATAAACTGAAACGGTCATAATATTCCTTTTATTATTTTTCTTACAAAAAGATAATCTATTCCAAAATGCTGTTTATCGATATCCTCGGAACTCCAATCCTTTGGCTCGTCATCCCGTTGCCACAAGTAATCTTCTGAGCGATCCCTGGCAGTCGGCAAACGATCTTTCGGGAACAACGTTTCATCTTTTAAAATGTTCTGTGCGATAGTTTGATCGCCAGTTGTAAAGAGATGTAAAACAGCTTGGAACAATGCGTTTCTTGGCTGCCTGTTTGCCTGTGCCTTCAAAACCGATAGCGACACTTGAGATATGGATCTATTGATAATACCCTCAAGCAATGCATCGATAACTTGTAAATGTGCCTCAAACCCGGATCTAATAAATATGCCGTCCTCAGAGTTTTCGGTATCGTCCAGTAAAAATGAGGTAGGCGTGTTCTCATCACGATTACCATTCAAAAACCTCCTGACACGTCTAATTTGATCCATCAAGCTTGGTGTTATGTAGGTTCGCGTAATGTCGCCGCGTCCAGAAAAATAAGCGTGATTTTCAAGATACAAAATAACGCGATCAAGAATAGCAATGTCTTTTTTTGCCAAGACGCAAAACATGAAACCTTTCATCATGTCTTTTGAAAAATCACTTGCGGTTAGTCCTTTGTCATAGATTTCGTGGTCCGTCCAGCGGAACAATCTTCCCGGTTCTGCTCCCGATTCATGTGCCGAGTAATCAAGAGCCAATCCAGAATAAACCCCGAGACACCTAAACAACAAATCATCACCAGGAGCATGAACAAACCCCTTTTCGTAAATTAATTGCATCGATTCGGCAGAATAAATATCGTCTTTAGCGGCAAAATAGTCAGTATCAACACTTTGCGGAGACTTCGCTTCATGCCTTCCACAAGAAATCAACAGAATTGTCAGCAAGAGTATTTTCATTTTCTTAACGCTCACTAATTGCATAGCCGTGAAATATTGTATAACCATCGCCGTTTGCAATTTGGAAGTTTTGACCAACCGCCGTTGCCAAAAGCTGTACCGTGTCACCCGCGTCCAACAAAGCAACCGTTTCTAATGTCTCCGAAAAATAACCCGTTGCGGCATAGCCTTGATTCATAATCACTGACAGGGTTGTTGCGCCATTTTTATAAATTGTAAAGTACACATTGGTTGGAGATATTGCGCCAAGCACGAAATGAAGTTGCGAATAAAGGTAATACAAACCAGAATATGGTGCCGTAAAGGTTGATGTAGCCGTGTTATAATTTGAACTTAAATCATGATTTTCTGTTTCAAACAAAACCGCCGTTCCGCCAGCTCCGGCGGTAATTGTTTGCGCTGCACCCGATTTGTAAGCCCGGAAAGAACACACAGGCATTTTGAATGGAACAGGCGTGATTGCCGAAGGCGCTGTCGCCCACGTCCCGGCAGCAGCTTCGGTAACCCTAATCCTTCCCAATAATCTCACGGCAATATTAGCTCTCGCGGTCGTCGAATATAGCGTTGCAATTGCATCCGCCGCGCCAGCGCCACCCTCGGCGGTTGAGGAATTGACCGAACCTTCGTCCAATATTTTTCCGTTTATGATGCCTAGTTCAATGGTTCCAGCGTTGTTGATTGCATAAACATAAAGATTGGCTTCATCTCCGTTTGTAGTGCCAAGTGTTGAACCAGAAGAAACTGTCACGGATGTTGCCGCAACGGCAGAAACAATGGAATAAACCGAGCTGGTTATCGTTGCAGATCTGAAACCGATCTTGACGGGATTAAGAGCTGAAGGATCGTTACCATCGTTGCCCTTTAGTGCAACCGTTAGAGCATTGCCCGCTACCGTTGCTGTGAAACTACAATTTTCAATCCAATATGCGCTTTTGACTGTCGCAGAGATGGCAGCAGAAAAATCGATTATCGCCGCGCCGTCATCATAGACAGGAGCGGCTTTTGTCGTGTCATAAAGCAACGTTCCTTCTTTACGTGCCAAACCTGCAATATTTGCTGTTGTATTTTTCGGCAGCGTAATCCTTGATGTATCGCTTGCAGTACCGCCGTCATAATCTTTATTGGTCAATTGTTTCGGATGTGCTGCAAAAACAAACTCGTCATTTCCCGTCAGCAGAGGCAAAGAAACTGTGCGATTAGCGGTTAGTTCACTGACTGCAACATCGTAGGTATGGTCCGCAGAGGTATCGTTTATTTTTGGAGTAGTTAACGTTTTTGCTGACAGGGTTTGCGCGTCGGAAGTCCCAACCACCGCTCCCGCCGGAACTGCTTTTGTTGATATGATCGCACCAGCGGCATCACGAGAAATAAACGTACTAGCAGCGCCTAAATCGGTTTTCAAAGAAGTTATTGCCACATCTGAAATGGTGTTGTTATCGCCGTCGATTGTTTTGTTGGTTAATGTCTGTGCGTCTGAAGTTCCGACAATATCACCCGTTGGTACGTTTTTAGTTCCCGAAACAACAACTCCAGCGGCATCGCGCACAACAAACGTTGATGCATGTCCAAGAACTGTTTTTAGAGTCGTCAGAGCCAAATCTTGAACTGTGTTATCGTCGCCATCAATTGTTTTGTTGGTCAACGTATCTGTCGATGTGCGTCCAACCAATGTATCGGTTGCAGCTGGCATGGTGAACGTTCCGCCACCGCCAGGAGCAGCGAGAACCATTGCGCCGCCAGTTGTCGTGAGGTTTGCCGATATTGTCAGATTACCCGTTAGGTCAAGAGTCCTCGTTGCGCCGTTAACTTTAAAATATAAATTACGATCTGCAACATCGTCCTCATTCCAAATCAGAACTAGATTGTTGCTATCGTCCAAATCGTTAAGAGATATGGCGTCCATGTCAATTGTTCCGGTCACGTTCAAATAACCATTGACGGTCATTCCTGCCGCGCCCGTTGTCGTGTCCAATTGCAAGAGGTTCAAAACGCCAGTTGAGCCTATCTGCAAAGCGTTTCCATCGTTGTCTTTCAAAAACAGTTGCGCATCCCCGTTGCCAAAAACAAACAGATAGTCACTTGACCAAAAACCAAAACAGTTTGCGTTGTTCAGTAATGGTGCAATTGCAAACGTGCCAGACAATTTAACCTGAATCTTAACCCGCTCAACTCCAGCGTCCATTTGTATTGCATAATCGGGGGTTCCAGCGCCATCGTCTATCAACAAATTCCAAAGTGACACTCCGTCAACCGAAACCTGTACAATAGCACCTGCCGCAATTCCGGCGGTACTGTCGATAACAGACCCCTCACCCTGGCCAATAATTGTCACAGCTTTATCAATATTTAAAATGGCAGCTTGTGAATACGTGCCATCGAGAAGCAAAATCATCGAATTCGCCGCAACTGCCGCTATCGCCGTTGCAATATCCGTGTGCGTTGCATTGCCTGACGCAACATCAATAGCCGAGCCAACAATCGCATCGAATTGCAATGATTCTGTGTTTGTCGGACTATTGTTGATTGCATTTGTTGCGTCCGTTGCCCATGCTGTTGCATCAGCGGCCCAACCGCGATCGCCTTCCTGCGGATATTGTCTTGCTGTACCTGATCGAATAGTTAAAGCAGTCGTCATGTCTTCACCCTATTTATTAAGCGGTAAATCGGGAGAGCCTAAGCTCTCCCAAAAAGTGCACAGGAGTAAAAAACAATGCCTTTAAGAAGCATTTACTATGTTGTTGATCCAAAGCATTTGGTGAACGATTGGTGTGAATGCTGCACAATTCCAATAGACGCGAGTTTCGATACCGGCGTTATTTTCCATCGTGCGCAAATATTGCTTTTCACCATTCACAACCATTCCTGGAAGTTCAAAAGTAGGAGTACAAGCCGCGCCAACTTTGGACACAGACTTGGACAATTTTGGAAGAATAACGGCATAACCTTCTTTCATCATCGGATGTTGACGAATGTGGGTTGCGCCAGCTTGGGAAATGAAGGTTAGCTTTTCAGCGCCGTTTACGTATTCGTCTTGTGAATACTTGGCATCATAACGCCTCAAAGCAGCCTGATCGGTGCCAAGATCGGCATACGCTTGAGAATGGACAAAGATATCAATTTCGCGAATATCTGAACCCAATCCTCTATTGACGCCTTGAGCAATCGCCTTCATGATTTTTTGGAAAGACAAAGCAGCTGCACCAGCTGAATAGGTTCCAACGCCGCGCCATAACGAATAGGTTGCGCGGTTGATACCGAACAACGTGCCAGTTGTTGGGGTTATGATTTTATACAAACCCAACATGCAATTTGCGCCCGATGCGCCGTCAGCTTCGAAAAACACAACATCAGTCGCAGCCGTCCCAGCCGGTGCCGCGTCAACTGTGATTTGACGGTTTTCAATATCAACGCCTGTAATCGAGCAAGTACCTCTAAGAACACCAGCCGCGCTTTCGATTCTCAGTTCTCGACCTTCTGCGCCGATCCAAAGTCCTGGAGCGTATTCAGCAGTTGTGATTGTGAAAGTCGTACCAGCGACAGCGCTCAACGTTGCAATACCTTGTTGTCCCCAAAGCATATCAACTTCTTGATAAAAATAAGCGGATTTGAGCATGTTTTGAATCACGCCTTTTGTCGCAGCAACAAAGGAATTTTTGTTTTTGCTTCGGAAAATTGTTTCATAATCCAATGCCGATCTCAAAAGAAACTGACTTCCTGCCAAGGTTGCGTTTTTGGTTGCCATGGCGACAGGAGCGTTAAGAGCAAAAGCTCCAGCGGAAGACGCGGCTTTGGTGACGCCGTTTTCCAAGGTCAAATTCACTGGCAATGAATAATCACCGCCTGGTTGCTGATCTCTAGGAAGCTCGGCAGCCTCTTTTGCAATGATCACGTTATCGGGAATTAAATCTTTGACTTTGTCGGCATAGGCAGTTTTAAACCAGGCATTCAAGGTCGTCATGTCATTAACAGTAGTCATTTTAAAATCCTTTCAAAATTACAATTGGTCAAAAAATTCTGATAATGTTTGTTTTTTTCTTTGCTTCGAATTTTGCTCAGGCAGTTCTTCCAGTTCAACATGCTCACCGCCAAAATTAGCCCTTCCCGACGATTGATCTGGTGTTGGTCCGCGTTCGTGCTTTTTGACTAATGCGCGTTGGATTCGTTTGAGTACGTCTTCGTCCATAACATCTAAGATATGGTCGTCTGAGACTTCGGAGAAGACATCTCTCACACCGGTTTTCCATTCTTGTTTTGCTAGATATACTGCATCATCAACGGAAAGGGTTTTTCCGTAATGTTGAGCAAGCATAAGTTTTCCAACGGCCGCGCTAATAATCTGCGCCTTGCGGTCTTTATTAGCCTTGTTGAAGCCGTGTTTTTCCATTGCTGTAATTAATTCCTGTTCGACTTTTTGCTGTTCTCTTTGAGTTAGTTCGTCAAATTCTCTTTTGTCTTTTTCGTGTTTCAGCTGTTGATTTTCTTGCTCTAGCTGAATTCTTTTTTGTTGCTCTTCAATCGCTTTTCTCTCGTGTGGCGTCATGTTTTCAAGAGCCACCTTTTCCTCAAGCAATTGATAAGCTAATTCGTATTTATCAATGCCAAGCTTGTCGGCCATGTCGAACATTTTTCGGGGATTGGTTTTAAATTCGTTGAAAAGTTCTTCTTGCTGTTTTTGAAGTTGTTTAGCTTCCTGAAGTTTTTTGTATCCCGCCTGTGTAAGTCCAAAGCCTTTAAAAACCTCTTCCGGTGTGGCGAGGAATTTCTTGCCATCAATCGGAACAACGAATTTAAGGTTTCCGTCATTATCGAAAACGGGTTTGACTTCTTTTGGAATGCCTGCGTAGGAGCAAAATTGCTCAACCTGCTCTTTAGAAAGGCGTGGGGGTTGAGTTTTGTCTTGGCTCTGTTTTTCATTTTTGTTGCTATCTGGGAGGTTCGTAGCGGTTTTTTTAGGTGTTGCCTTATCACTCGATTCCCCCACGAAAGGAGCATTGCCTTCGTCGGATGTTTCTGAATTTTCTTGAGTGTCGGCAACATCATTTTGGTTCAAATTGTTGTTTTCCTCAGACATTTTTTTTCACCTATGAAATTAGATCGCCATGGGAGGCACTTCGCCACCTTCCGGTTGGATCGTTTCTTGTGGCATTATTTTGGTTGGTTGTGGGGGTTGGCCGCCGTAAATCAATGCAGCTATTTCATCGCCATTTCGAACAAAGGTCATGTGACCATTGATTAGATCAGTAACATTTTGCACAATCGCGGCATTTTGCGGGTTTGATGTCATGTCGATGTCATAAAGGAGACTCTGCACCTCTTCGATCAAAAGTTTATGGTCTATGCCCGGTATCGGCACAACCTTCTTACCTTCCAAAAGACGTTCTTTGACCGCGCAAATGTAGTCGAACATCCGTTCGTCAGACTCCATAACGTTATTTAGATTGCCAGTATTAACGACATCAAAGAATTGTCTTGACGTGATGTTTTGCATTTTGAGCATTTCCATTGCAATTTCAACCTGGCCAGCTGCCGTTTTTGCAATTGGATTGACTTGCTCAACAATAACGCGCCCAACGTCTTTCAAGTCATCGCCTTTAAATGTCGCTATGTAACTTCTGTTTCCGCGACCAGAAATTTCATAGAATCTTTCATCTGTCGCCACTTTTTTGAGGTGTTTGAGGATGAAAGACGTTAGGTCTTCAAACGTCTCTAAATAGTTCTTTTCAAGCGCTTGAGAATATTGTTGCGCCATGTTGATTACGGTGGCCAAAGCGACACCTGATTTGAGGTTTGGAGTGTCTTTAACGTTGCCACGAACAACCGCGTTTTGCGCTGATAACGTTTCCATCGTCGAAATGCAGAGATTTAGAAAGTTATAAAGTCCGGGATTTTCTTGTGAAAGACTGATAGGCTTTGGCTCGACATCAGATTTAATGAGATTCAAACCGCCGGTGATTTGTTCCACAGTCACATCACCTTGGGACCAAATATTTTTTGTCCCAAATGCTTCCATATCCGAAAAAATGTAAGATAATGCATCGGCCAGCATGATTTGCGGACCACGCAAAATATTGGCGTCAGTGAACCCAAACGAGCGATCGAGATACGTTGTTGATGCAATTGGAAAGATTGGAAGATCGTCGCGATATGGATTTTCTCCCTCATAGAGAACACATGAATCTCCGCCGTTCCCGATACTCAAAACAAACTTGCCGTTTTTAACTGTTGGAGTCGCTCGATGATATGTTGAGTAAACCCAAATATCATCTGTTGCATCCTTTTCGGTGTCACCTGTGTTTTGTGCAAGCCATCCGTACAAGTCACGGTCTTTGTCGTAAGTCCGGGCGAGAATTTCTTGTTTTTTGGCCGGAAATATCTTAGCAAGATCGTATTTGTTTTTTCTTCTTCGAATGATTACCCATTGCCAATTTTCTTTGGTCTTTTTTGTGAAATCGAAATAGACATCGAACGATGATAGTGCCTCGAATTCAAAATCACCTTCTTTGATTGGCTTATTGTTTTCATCAACCATAACAGTTCGGCCAATCATCGGGTTATATTCAGCGGCAACATATCCGTCGCCATCGACAACGGCAAATTCGAGAGCCTGAGCGATGTAACGAGAAAGACGTTTTGAATTGTAGTAATACTTAACGATGTCCTTGCCAATTTTGGCGGATCTTCTGGCACCTAAAGTTGTGTTACGAGCTGTCACATCATAGGCGGGTACTTTTGAAGTATGAGCATTGACGACATGTCTGAGGATGTTTCGGAAGTGGTTGAAAGAGACAGCTTTTAATTCACCAACATCGCCGCAATCAATGATATCTTGGTCTTTTGCCTGGCCAAAAATTCTGTTTTCATAAAGAGAGCGGTTTTTGATCCATTGTTGATAGTAGGTGTTACGTTTAGTGTATTCCTGAAACGCATGGACCTTTTCAGCAATTTCTTGCGCCAGTTCGTCGCCTTTTTTGGCGACCCAGTACATCTCATCCACGATGACCCCACCTACCCGCAAAATTTGAAAAATATTAAATTCTAATTTAGAATATATGGTTTTTTTTTCCAAAAAGCAATTATTTGCCGACGAGACGCCCTAAACTAGCTTTTGGTTTTAAAGTCGGATGGTGTGGGTTGATAAAATTTTCAATGCGAGAAGCATTTGCCCAGGGATTTGGAAAAGGGTTTTTTTGCCAATCTATGTTGTCATAAGCATAGGCGAGGCACATGAGCAAGTCTAAATGTCCCATGGTTTCGGTGCGTTCGAAGTCAGTTCTTCTCTCGTTCCAAAGCCCGTATTTAAGTTGTTTGATGAGATTTGGACAATTAGGTTCAACGATCAAAATCTTATTGCTCATGACGCCGATACGAAGTTGGTTGATAACAGAATCACGAAAACCCATGGTAGTTTGTTTTGATCTTTTGGTAATTGGAGAAACTGGATATCCATGGTCTTTTGCCATGTCGAAAAGCTGTTGTTGATCCGAGCAATCCCCTTTTCGCGAAACCTTTTCAATCCCTAACATCGTCTCGATTTGGCGGCATTGATTTGTAATCTCGCGGGTTGATTGGTAATGAATCCAAATTTCCGATTCAATAATCATTCTAGCGCTTTGGAAATCCAGATAGTACCAAAGCCCTGCAAAATAATCCACGAAACCCAAGTCGAACATAGCTTGCCAGTCGAAATGACTTGGCCGAGAATGAAAAGGCACGAGGTAGTTTTGATTCTGAGCCTCTGGAATTACCAGCACGTTTCTGTTTGGGATCATCTCACATAGGTATTCACGGCGATAGTCGTCGGTGTCGATTCCTCCACACCGTTCAATGATTTTATCATGGCGTTCTTTTGTTATTTCGTTGAGCGCCAAGCTTTCAAGAATTGTCCACGTAAAGAGTTTTTTGGTAGCCTCTGCCTCTGCCACCTGTTCGACATAGGGATGAGTTAGGTCAATCGGCGGGGTTGATGCAACGATTAGCTGACCATCGGTTGTGTCCAGCTGCGGAGATAAGACCGACTTAAGAACATAACTAGGTTTGTACTTCCAAAACGCATACTCATCGCAAAATATGATATCGGCTTCGACGCCACGCGCTCGGTCGAGTTGTGCCGAGTCTCCACAACCAAAAACAAATATCTGTGAGCCGGTTGCAAACTGATAAATGCCGTTCTTAAGTTCGGGTTTAAGGCGGGGAGCATAATGATAGATATGATCAAACAGTATGGCGAGAATATCAAAAGCCTGCTTTTGCGTTTCTGCGCCATATCTAACAAGGATTTTTCCTTCGAGACAACGTTCTAAGATGTAGGTCAAGATTGTGGTACCCTTGCCAAACCGGCGATGGCACTTTGCAACAACCTTTTTTTCGTTGCGCAACATCAAGTAAAGACGTTGTTGAGAATCGCGCAAATACCATGGTGCAATGATCCCGCAAGCATAAAGTTTTTCAAAACCAGCAATGTCAATGGGTTTCATCTTAGCTTTTTTTTCAGCGTGAGCCTTTTCGAAACACTCACGTCTAGTCAATTTCGGTTTGCGCGTTTTCATTGTTTTTTAATTTGTTCTTAAAATCTTTCGCTTGATTTATTAACGTCATTAATTCGTATTTATCAATTGATGAAACAGCTAATATGCCTTTTTGCAAGACTTCATGGCGTTCCGATTGATGCAATAGCGATTTTCCCAACCAAATCAATAATGATACGTTACCTTCTTGCGCTAATTTCAATTGCGTTCGTCTTAAAGAAAGTTTGGTTTTATTAAAATGTTTTTTATAAAAATCCGGGAACGCCACGTCACACTGCCTTTTGACGGCTGCGTGAAGGCCTTCTTCACTGATATCAAGGAAATCGCAGATTTCTTCTTGGGTTGCACCAAGTTTGCACAACCCAGATAAGGCTTCGATATCTAAGACAATTGGTGGAGGCCCACCTTTTTTTTTCGGCAGTTTTGTTTCTTCGGCCATGTTAATGATCAAACCAGTTTTTTTGCTTTTTTGCATTACAAAATTGTCAGACGATTTGGTCAGGATCATCTCAAACCATTGCCAATCAACGAGTGACACTATTTAGTGGCACAGTGTCACTATCCCTCGGTAAGATTTTGTCAGAATTTGGATCCAAAATCTGACTGCGGTAGTCAGGATTGAGAGCTCGACTCCTGACTTAATCATGACTAATATTGTACATTCTTTAATCACCTTCTGTACAATCTTTGAACATGTAAGAAATCCTTACGTGTTCGATCTGTTGTGAGTTTTTCAGTCATGATCGTCATTTTGTCGATCAAACATTAACCAGCCGCAGGAATATAACAATTTGATATTATTATAATTTATTGTATTGACTTTGGCCCTAATATTGCTTAATAAAGCCTGTTAGGGCTTAGGCCGGAACAACAAAAAGAGAGGTTAATCATGACAACAACTTTTGACGCAAAGGGTTTCGAGTTTGAAATCGGTCAATACACGATTGAACACAATCATTGGGGTAAAAATAAGGGTGGAATGATTGATGAGCCATGGCCGATTGGAATGATCATTGTCCACATTAAATCAATTGTATTGAAAAATTGGGAAGAATTCGACCCTGATTATTTTGTTGATCTACTTCCCGGCATGATGATTGAAAATTTAAATTTGGACGAAAAAATTGACGGCCATTCGATCATAATTAAGAAACAATCTTGTGATTTGGTTGATTTTTTTGTTGTTGGCAAAGATCTTGAGATCAAAACTCATATTGTTTATGAAAACGACATTTGGGAGGAATAATAATGAATAACGAAAACAAAATCATGGTATTAGCAAAAAACGTGTATGGCAGATTCCTATTTTATCCTCTTTGCGATAAATCCCGAGCGTTTGCGGCTCTGACCAAAAAAGGCACATTGACACCAGATGAAATTGTTGTGATTCGCGAGGTTTTGGGATTTGAGGTTATTGAGAATTTTGAAAAACCCTGAAAAAACGAAAACCCGCGCCGTCTGAGACAATGCAGGTCTTCTGGTTGTCGAAAACAACTAATGGATGGTTATGCCTCCAGTCTACCAAACAATAGTTACTCCCGGCAATTTTGGCGATATAAAATCAATTATTGATCGCACGGCATTTGCCTTCCACAGCCCGCCATCTCCTTCGTGCAACGCGTAATTAATTTCACCGTTTACCTTTTTCATCCTGAAAACAAACAACGATTCGGGCTGATCGATCTCAAGGAATGTCCGAAATGGCTTGAGCGATATAATGCCTTTTGTTTTTGCATTCCCCAGAATATTCAGCCCGGTTTTAATTGTTATTTTTTGAGAAATTCCGTCATCTTCGGAAATCTCTGTCGAATCATCAGAAATCTTTGCAGTGGCTTGCAACAGCATTTCGAGATCGTTCGAAGGCATAAATGATGTCAGCAACCAAATTCTAAACATCTCTGAATCATGCCAATGACCCCATTTATGATTTGATGAGTTATGTTGAGCGTGCACATAAACATCACGTTGTCCCCAATTATCACAGCGTTTCGATATTAATTGCACACAATTTTCCAAAACCCCTATCCACCAAGGTTCGCCGCTCGTGTCTTTACTAACGATATCGCAGGCAGCAATGAAACCGCTCAATGATGAGACTTGAATGGGTTTGTCTTGTGGCGGCTTGATTGCATGAAGCTGTTTCGTCGAATATTTCAAGCCATCAATTTCAACAGTTTTTTGAGCGGTCATTTCTTCGATTTTTTCGAGGAAGCTTTTGTCAATCATTTTGATTTCCTTTCGGCTGGTTTGAGTTCGGAAACGTTTTCAGGCATAAAATCGAAGATTGTCAATTGTTGCATATTCGGTTCACACGCAATCAATTTTCCGTCTTTGTCTTCTGCAAAATACGCGGCGGACATAAACGGTTTTGCGCCTGGGAGTTTTGCCTCACAAGTAACTACTACGTGTGCAAATTTTCTTTCCTCGTTCGGAACAAATTCAACGGTCAAACTAATTTTTCGTGTCGTTTTCCAGGGCTTATTTGGGTTTGCAATGTCGCCCAGAACATTAGCTAATTCTTTTTGAAAAAGTTCCTCAGCAGCTCCATTGCCAAGCGTTGCGAGTGTCATGTTTTTTGGTTTTTCATTCATTTGTTTTTCCTTTCAAAAGTCGCACATTGTTAGTTGGCATCATGATCACCTTATTTTGCTCTCTGTCGTTTGATTTGATTTATAATTGCTTGTTTCGCAATTGGCGCCATTTTCATATTCAAGGCTTTTCCAATTGAAACAGCCCTGATAAATTCATCAACCGTGTCACCCATAATGCCTTTAACC